AAATGTTGAATTCTTGCACCCTCTTCTTTAAGGGCTTTATCCAGAAGTTTCTTCATCTTCAGATGGAAGCCGATTTGTTTATTACGAGGTTTTCTTGGTCCTCTAAATCTTCTTTCACGGCCTTTGCCTAATATTATTTCTCTGACTTTCATATTATTCCTTGCCGTATGGTGATTCACCTGTCAATCTCGGACGAGCAAACCATAACTTGAACCAATCATCTGTTCCTGGCTCTATTTTATGCTTCTTTTGATACTTAGATTTTTCAGTTCCAATATAGGAAATATTCTCCTGCTGAGTTTCCTCAGGTTGATAGGGCTTATAAATTCCTGATAGAACTTTTAATTCTTTAAGTTGTTGGTCAAGAGTCATTTTTTCGCTTCGCATGAGTTATTCCACGTTTGAATTTTCTCATGTCGCCCGTGCGAATGCTGTTAACAAGCCGCTTGGTTAAATCCACAGCAACGGTTTCATCAAATTCACGATTTATGAACTCGATTAAATTTATTGCACCAGTAATTATATGTTCGCCTTTTTGTTCGACAAATCTTTCTGGCTCATTTTTAGAAATCGCCATCGAATTTAATTCTTCAAACAGACTTCTACGTGGTTTCTTAGTCATAAGATAATTCTCCTTATCAGTATTTATCAATTATCACTGAATGGGCTAGATTTTTTTGACTTTACCATAGCACGTAAATTTTTTGCTGATTCTGTTTTTTCTGGAGGAATTGCAGACGGATTGTCTGTAACTATTGTTTTTCTCTTTAATATATCTGTGACTGTAGTTGCGTCTTGGTTGCCAACTGCTAAATCATCATCACTCAAGTCTGAATCGCTGATTCTTAAACTATCTTTATCAAATACTAGATTTATTTTAGAACCAACACCACTTGAACTTCTTGTTTTTAGTAGTTGGAGTTGATATTGACCACGTTCTCTCATGGCATTACTCGTAAAAATACCGATAACATTATCGGCAGTTTGAATTTTAGATATACCACCAGCAATATGAGAGTGGTCAAACTCGATTTCTTCTACTGCTGAACGATTTAATTGTGAGGCTGTAACCGCAACTAGTTCTGATTCCATTGCAAAGTTACGAATTTCTTCTGTGACATATTTGTCTTTAATGAATAAGTCGCCTGGATTAACTTTCTTAGTAGCAGGCATTAACAAATCTAAGTAGTCAATACACACACAATCAATTGTTTTGCCTGTGACAATTTGAAGTTCTTTTAGATATGCCCGAACATCATTAATCGTTGAACCAGATGACATATATTTAATTCTAAGCATTCCAGATTTCTTACCAACTGTTCTAACTTGTAATTCAACATCATCAAGTTCTTTAAAAATGCGTCTGGTACTGCGGTCAGTTACCATTGCGTCAATACGCATTGCCGATAACTCTTCCGATAATTCTAAAGTAACATAGACAATATTCATGCCTATTTCTGCCCAATTCAAACTCATGTTCTGCATAAACAAAGATTTACCTGCGCCTGAACCACCAGCAAAGATAGTTACTTCGCCTCGATTGATTCCGCCGTAAAGTTTATCATCTAAATCTTTCCATCCAGTAGTGATTTGTCCATTATTATCTTTTAATTTCTCAAGTCTTTTTCTTGGGTCATGAAAATAATCTGTACCCAAAGACCTTGTTAATCCAATCTGAACTGCATCTTTGATGGTTGTTTCTACTTCGCCGTATTTGCCTTCTTCAAGCAAATCAGCACTATTAACGATTGCTCGTTCAATTGCTTTGTGTCTACAGAATGTTTCGAACTCATCAATAAACCAATCATTATGTTGCTCTACATTATCTAATAATTCTATATCTTGGCCTGTTTCTGCTTTTATCATTTCAACTGTAGGCAGAGTAGAATAATCCTCACTATACTCAATAAGAAATTTTACAATATCACGAATAGGTCTATCAAAATGTCGTTCATCAACAATTCCCATTATTCGTGTGAATAATTGAGGATCGGTTAACATAAACTGAACAAACAGTTCCTGCAAGTCTGATGAATAATTTTTGACTTCTGACATTTATTTACCTAGGGTTATTACTATATTATACAAAATTTATTACCGTTTGTCAACATTAATATGTTTCAATTAATTTATCAGCAATTCCGTGTTTAATTGCTTCTTCTGGTGTCAACCAATGGTCTGTTTTTGGTGCTAACATATGTTTACGAATGTAGTTTTCTTTCTTTCCTGTACATTTAATATAATGTTCAAGAAGTTTTAGATTTGTCCATTCTATATGAGATTGGGCATCTATTATATCGTGATACTGACCACGTGTTGAACCACTGAATTCATGTGACATAACTGCTGTATTTTGTGTTAGATAACGATGTCCTTTCTTACCAGCCATCATAAGCATTACACCACATGATGCAATTGAGCCCATTCCGTATGTATGAACGGGAATTCGTGACTGCTTTACAACATCAATTAAATGCATACAACTATCTACAAATCCACCAGGACTATTAATATATAAATGAATAATCTTTGGAGCCTCTTTTTCTGGCATTAAATTATACTCCATAATCATTTTAACTAGAGGCATACAATTTTCCTGATTAAATTCTTTATCCATATGTAAAACACCGTTATCCCTTAGAAACTCTCCTGGAGGTTTTGGCGGTGCTGGAGGCATTGGCATCGGTGGTGGCGGTGGCGCTTCTGGCATTTCCTTAGGTTTTGGTATTACATTATATCTAACATCATTAGTTTTTTCCATTATTTCTCCTACGCTTTTTAGTGCGGTCGTTTGGGTCACCCGCTTACCTTGAGTCTTACATTATTCGTGTTTTCACACTTATTTTCGTTTTATTACTTATACGACCATCAATAATAGATTTCAATGTATATAATTTTCCATATTCTTTTACTGAATCTGTCGCATCTTTTACATGTTCTTCCCAGATTGGAAATGAAACACTCCAACCATTTTCTTGTGCCTGATAGATTAATTTTTTACCTGCGGCATCTCTATCTGGACACACAATTACTTCCCCTTTAAACTGATTAATATAATCAATTTGTTTCTGTGATGCTTCATTGCTCATTATTGCTACACAATCTAATATAGCCGCATCGATTGTTCCCTCTACTATAATTAAAAATTCTTTATCTTCTTTAATCTTATCAGAATTATATAAAAAATTCTTCGGTTGCTTCGTCATATATTTTGACTCTGACTTACCTGTAATATCTCTCCCCGTATAACCGACAATTCTATCGCCTTGTGTAAATGGAAATATTATACGATTCTTAAATCCAAATGAACTGCTCCAATATGTATCTACGAAGTCATATATACCTCTGTCTAATAGGTATTTAGCAGCCATAATTGCACCTTCAGGTGGATTATCTTTATTTATTATATTATCTAACGATTCTGAGTTTTCTGGCAACTTCATACTGATAAATGAAGGTATTCTTGTTGTTTGAGTTTTTGATGTAAACACCCATGGGCCCTCTGATAATTCTTTTTCTCTTATACTTTCAATCTGTAATCTCTTTATCTCACTTTCAGGAACACCCACTAATCTCATAAATTTAACAAAATTCTTGTTTATTACATGCCCTTTTCTATGAGATGCAGTAATACCACAATTAAAGCAATGATATGATATTAAATCGCCCTCGGTCTTTAATCCACCTCTCATTCTCGTGTCAGCACGAGATTCTCCTTGGTCGATACAACACGGACAATTAAAACTCAGCCAGCCGCCTGAACTTTGTCGTGTCTTTCCGGGGATAAATTGATAAACCGTTTGTTGAAGTTCCATGTTGTTATGATACAACATTAGAGTCAAAAAGTCAAGTAATTATGTTATTAGTTTCTCATCAAGATTTTATCTACTGTACCAGTTGATGTGTTTAACCATGAAACTCTCATCCAATTGACGTTTGCTTGTATGACGTATCCTTGAACACCAGTTTCATTATTAATAGTAATATCTGGGTCATACATAAGTCTTGGAGTTAAATCGAACCAATCACTATCTGATGTACTAGGCTGTACACTCAAATCGCCTTCTATTTTTATAACTCCTGTAAATCCGTTGTAATATAACGCAAATGTGTGTAATGATTTTGATTTAATAGTGTTACCAGCACCATCAAATACTGTTGAGATTAACTTAGTGCCATCATCAAAGAATGTTGCTGTTTCTTGTGAGTCTTCAAACTCAGGATAAACATCATCTAACACTTCAAGCACACCATGAGCATTATCGTTCACGTCAGTATAGATTATTTGCTCTACACCATCTTTAACCGTATACATTGCGAACTGATAGAATCCTTCTGGAAGTAATACAGTGTCTGACGTTGGGATTTCTAACATTGCCATTCCTTTCGTTGCATTCGTCACTGTCAAATATCGAAATAAAACATTTTCTCTCGATTCTCTGTCATACATTTTCCATATAACAGTTTTGTCTGTAAGGTCGATAGATTTTCTATCTGTGTCCCTAAATTTAAATCTAAGAGTGTTATCGATACCCTTATGTAGTTTGTGTGTGTTATCATACATTGGCATATTCCCCAGGTATTGAGTCATAGTTGTATTGTTGTCTGCGTCCAAAACAACAACTTCTATTTCTCGGTTATATTGGTATAAGTTAAAGTTAATCATAGTAGTATTTATCTTCCAGACGATGAATTTTTAAGATGATAAATATGTTTTATGATAGATGAAGATAAGATACAATGGCTACAAGATAATTATCCATTCTTTTCCTGTGTTAAATATGGGAACAAAAAAGAACATACTGAATATTTTGGAATCATAATTAACAGTGATACTACCATAACCTCTATGTATGACTTTGAGCAGATTAAAACTGCCGAAGCCCGTAAACATTTCATAGAACTTGGTGAACAATGGTGGTGGGAGTCGAATAGATTAATTCCTATAAATCTATTTTTGAGAACACAAATAGAACCGTTCAATAACTGTATTCTGAATATGAATTCTAAAGATACTGAAATTCTATGGGGACCCGAAACGAGTTTAACGAATATTATTCAAAAAAGAATTAAACGGCGTTCTGTTCAACTTGTTCGCAAAATAGATTAAGTTGAACCACAATACTTACCGCATATGCAATCGCATGTGCTTTTTTAAAATAATAAGAACCATCTGATGGTTTCTTCCAAACTTCGTTTTTAATCTTTTCTTTGCTCTCGTGTAAGAGATGTCTTTTTGCTGGTCTAATGATTGCCAAGACTTCTGCGAGTTCTACAATACTCTTCGGTTTCAACACTTTTAAAACATTAATATGAGCATGGACATGTGCTAGATTTTTGATAATATCTTCATGTTGAAATAAATCCCATATCGGTTCTTGAGAAAGTAAATGGTCAAGATGTTCTTCATCTCGCACACCTTCATATAAACTATTATTGAGAAAGTCTAACTTGAAATATCCTCTATCTTCTGCTTCTTTATAATCAATTGATGATAGACCAGTTAATTGGTCAAAGGGAATGGGTTGAAGATACACACCGCTATTATGTTTATCATAAGTGTTATCTTTTTTCTTAATGATTGCTGGAATGTGGTCAAAATGAGTCAGTAATGACTCTCTGTCAATCACATCAATATCAATATCAGTTTTTATCTTATTCATTTCCATACCAAAGTAAACATTGCCGCATCATTTTCATCTTCAAAATATATTTTATTTGCTTTTCCTATAATATATAACTTATTACAATTGTCATCGCACCAATCTACTAATTCTCCCAAACGACCAGCACCTTTTACTAACGGAGTTACTTCATAATCTACATTGTCAGAAGAAATAGAAGTCCATTCTAAATATTCTTCATTATCAAAGTCTGAAGGGAATCGTCTTTTAGGTTTCTTCGGATTAACAATAGAACGAAGTTTCGAAAGTCTTTCTTTGACTCTTTCGGGATTTCGTCTTATTAATTCTGACATTGTATTATGCTACACTCTCCGGGTCAGGTCCAGAAAGTAATGCTTCTGCGGCCTTATACTGTTTGTATATGTCCTGAAGAATTTCATACTTCTTTAGCATCTTCTTATCTGGTACTAAAATTGAAAGGCGTTTTTCTATTGTTGCCAATCTATTTTTAATTTCGTCAATTTCAGGAGAATCTTCATCATAATCTGAAACCAATCCTCTCTTCCAGTCACCTAGAGTAATGTCAGATATCTCTTCTTTCGCTAAATCGTCCCAAAGAGCAATATCATAAGAATATTTCCATTTTTTTTCATCTTCATCATTCATCTTTCTTCTCCTTATGTGTAATTTTTTTAATCTGCCAAGATCCATCTTGATTCTCTACCCAGACTATTTCATCATCTGGTTTCAATCCCAATCTATCTAACATTCTTTGTGGCAATTCGATATACAATTCGCCTGTATCTGGATCTTTCGATACTTCTAAATTACCAGTTTTGTATGTTTCTCTTTTAGTTGACATTATATTCCTGCCTTCTTTAATATCATTTTTACAAATTGAACATCTTCTACTCTAGCATTAAACTTTCTTGTCCAAAACGCTGGTTCTAAATATTCATTAATTATATTTAATTCATGGTCAGTAAAACTATCAATTAATTCTGCGCCATTATCAGAATTAAAAATAACCCAAGGACTAATGCGTCCGGATTTAATGTAATGTATGGCCAACGGCTTACTGACTTCTTTAAAAAACTTGTTAAATGGTCTTTCATATTCTTCTCCCCATTTTTGCATAAGTAATATACTTCTTTCTACGGCTCTATCGGCTGATTCTTTTCTATTTAATTCTTGTATATAAGTTTCATATACAGAATCTGAACACCATCTATCTAATTTTACACTATTTCGTATAACAAAGTCAATGAAATCTTCGGGATTAATCGCATTTATATTGATTATATGCTTTCCAAACTTAGTAAACCCCAAATAAAACTTACTTTTGACAAAATCTTCATAGGATTTATTGCCTACTGCTTGTGTTAATTCGTAAAATCTGCCATAAGCATAAAATGCCAGTCTTGAATATTTTTCATCTTTATTCATCCAGCGGCGTTTAGGTTCACAGACATGAACCATAATCGTCCTTTCAGACTTAAACTGTGCTCCGCAATATTGACATTCAAACATTTACTTTTTCTTCTTCCTCTTTGCTTTCTTTTTGTCGAAAATTTCACTAATCTCGTTGTCGGGCATTCCCATATCAGATGCTATTTGTTTCAAATCCGAAACATTGTTCAACATTAGAAACAATTCTATCTCACGACCATTCAAAGTAGGATATGTTTCTGACACAAATTGTGAAATCTTATCTGTTTTTATTTTCGCATTTGGTGGCTTAATCCATTCGTGGTACTGTTTCTTTCCTGTACCCGTTAAACACATTAACTTCCAAACTAATTCATCATACTTATAGATATCTCCATAATGTTTATTCACAAACTCATTCGTATTGAGCAATAGTTCTTCTTTATCTTTTCCTTTAGTAGAACTCGCATATCGAATGAACAACCAACTTCCCCATGCTTTCTTTTTATCTTCATCGAGGTTAGCATACCAATTGAAATCTCTTCTATCAATCGCACTCAATACATCATTCAATGGTATCTTAGCCGCCATGTTTATAATACCTTCCGCCAAATAGTAATAAAAAATTCTGAGCATCTTGTTCATTTTCGAAATAAAATGACTCTGCGTTTTCATCTTGGACTACTGTCCACTCTGACAATGGAAGATTATCTGAACACCACAGATAAGCCTCATCGGCTTTCTTGTAAGCATGAACGACTACTCTGTGACCGCTTTTACTATCAGAAAAAATCATAACTGCTCATCTGGTCTGGTATACGATTTAAGTCTTTTACAAAATATGCACATTTCGGACTATCTCCATATTCTAATGGTATCGCAAGAATGTGTCCGTATTTCAATTTAGGGAAGAACCATTTCACATCTGCAAATACATTGTTAACTTTTATTGGTTGCCAATCCATTGTAAACCCTTTTAATGGATTTGTCAATAGTGTGTCAAACTTTCGTTCATTAATACTTGTTAATGGAATAAATTCTAGTAGTCCAAGTTCCGCTTCGCCAATCATAATATTCCAATCAATCGGCATCTCAATGTTATATGGACCGATACTCAAACTCATACTTGGCGCACTAAATGTTTCTATAAAAACCAAAGGAATAAAAAAGAAATCTGGATCTTCTTTATCTGTCACATCCATTACACAATATCGAATATCATCTATTTCATCGGGTAGACTATTCATTTCGAAACATTTATTATCTGGTGTTAGTATTTTCATAATTATCCTTTAATATTCTATTTTTTCTATTGTAAATGGATATGAAGCCTCTTTGTAGTATTTTTTTCGTTGTGTTAAATGTCTTTTTGAAAATTTACATCGACTGGTCACATCCCATATCTGTACAAAGTCTTTGTCTTTAGCAATACGAACTCCTCTTCCAATCGATTGAATAACTCTGACAAACGATTTACCTGGCTCTAATAATACTAAATTAAATATACGAGGGATGTTAATTCCAACAGAAGCCACTCCATAAGTAGCAATAGTAACTGTATTTGTTCCTTCGTTTATATCATTGTACGCATCCTTTCTATCTGTTACTGCCATTGAACCTTGTACAAACTCGGCATTTGGTATAAGTTCTTGGAGGGCTTCTCCGTTTTTAATTCTGTTTGTGAGAACAAGAGTGTTCCCAGTTACAGAAATATTTTTAATTCTATTCGCAATAAAATCTAATCTTCTTTTATCTTCAAGCAAAAATGTCATTTCATTTTGATAATTAGTATAACTCGCAGTCTCCTGTGTTTGAATAATGTTAACATGGCAATTTGCTAATACTCCTTGGTCCTGTAATTCTTTTGCTGATAATCTGTTTATAACATCACCAATTGAACTTCGCAAACTAGCAGATTCCCAATCACTCTTTGGAATTGTTCCTGTTAGTCCCCACCGAATAGGTACATTAGCAAATACACTTGTTAATAATGATTTCAATACATCTGCTTTTGCCTGATGTGTTTCATCAACGATAACACAACACACACCTTCTATAAATTCTTGGATGTTTGCTTCACCACGTTTAGTTTTCTTTAATAATGAATTCAAACTTTGCCAAGTACAAACAGTATGTGTCTTGCCTATATCTTTTTTGTCTCCAAAATATACACCAACATCTAATCCACAATTAGTATAATCTTCTTCTGTTTGGCGCACTAAATCCTTGTTTGGAACGATGATTATTGACCTGCCATACTTCTCTACTACTTTACTCATTGTCGCCGTCATAATCGTCTTACCTGCGCCAGTGGCTATCTCTTGGAGACATTGTGGTGCTGATATGAACTGATTGATTACTTCTACTTGATAATCTCTTAATGTGATAAGTTCACCTGCCTTTTCGTGTCCTTTGGGCCAAGTAACTCCTTTCCAAAAGTTTTTAGTAACAGTCGGAAAAGTCATTTCTTCATTCTTCCGCCTATCATCAATTGCTACTTCATATCCTTGTTCAATGATTACAGGCAATACATCATCTAATAGATTTAGAAATGTTCTGCCACCGACATCACAAAAGCGAACTGTACCATCCCATCTACCGAGTTTATATGCAGGCATATGATATGCGTGAGGTAAGAAATACTTCAATTTGTCACTACATTTTCTACGAGTAGATGGGTCAAGGCCTTCTAACTTAACGTTTACTTCGTCCTTGATTATAATTGTACATTTATTCATTATATCGTTTTTCTCATCATTTTGTATAGTATAACATATTTTATCAGAGAATTCAAGTGGGTTCTGTATAAAAAAACGCCAGTAACATTTCTATTACTGGCGCCGAGGGTTAAACTTTTTACTTATGCCGCACGTTTCATACAAGTAGATTCCGTTAGAACTTTCCAACGATTTTTATCCATATTTCTGAGGTCAGCAATCTTTTGAGCCATTCTCAAAGAAATTTCTCGAAGTTTATCTTGTTTATCATACATAAAGTCGATAATTTCTTGTTCTTGTATCTTAGTAAGACCCTTAGTATCAAACAATCCGCCCTCTCTGGCAATTTGTTTAATTCTCAACAACTTATCACGAGTTGTATCAAGAGTCAGGTCAAGATAGTGACACCTTGAAAGAATAGCCTCTAAGTGGTCTTTGATTTTAGTTTGTCTCATATTATCAAACTTTAAGTTAGTAATAAAGATAACTGAACCATTAAACTCATATTGAGATGGAACTCCTTCTCTACGTAAAAGATTAGAATCTGTGTTCCAACAAATCTTTCTTTTCGTACAAGAATCTAGAGCCGCTTTCAATATATTAAGGGCATCTTCATTAAATAGAATTGTATCACAATCATCTAAAACAACAATATTTTTAGAATCCCTAAAGTTGTAAAGAGTAGTATACAAACCAAGTGCCGACATGGCACCTTTAACAAATGTGTGTCGCATTGGACGATTTGCCATCATATCGAACAAACTATCTTTTTCAAGTACTTGCTCAACACCATATGTTTTACCAACTCCTGGAGGTCCTGTTACTACCATACCCCTAACTATACCGTCAAGAGTAGCATTAGTCATTTCTTCCAAAATTTCAAAACGTTCTTTAATTCTATCCATTCCTTGTTCGTCAGTTTCAACCTTTTCTTTCCCGGCTGAACCTTCAACTTCGGTAACTTGGTCTTGATATTGAATTCTAACTCGACAGGCATCACGGCCTTTAAAAACCTTTTCGTCAGAGTCAGTTGTTTTGATTTTTACAAAATATGAACCATCTTTTGATTTTGTAAGACCTTTGATTAATGGGAAAACACCCGTTATCTCGGTATTGTTATATAACCCATTTTCTATTTTTACTATATTCATTTTAAACCCTCTCTTGTTTAATTTATAAGTATATTATAGCACAGATTCGAAATCTGTCAAGTTTTTACTTTGCTTCCTTAAATTCATAA